TGCAGACATTCTGCTGGTTGGTTATGACGACGAGAACGACCTGCTTACATTTAGCAGTCATATGACCAGAGCGGAAGCGGTGTTCTTGTTGGAGAAGGCTAAAGATTGGGCAATAAACGGGGGCTTGGAATGAGCATCGGAACTCCGAGCTGTTTTGCGGAGTTTGCCCGCGCCATCGAAGCAAAGCTAAATGAAACAAATGCGTAAAGACACTTGCTCTAAATGCGGTGGGCTGGAAGGCTACACCGAAACAATCGAAGACAATCACGTTGCGGAGGTTCATTTTTGTCATGACTGCGGAAAAGCATGGTTTAGGCACTACAGAGGATCGGTTGGTGAACTGGGCAGGCTGGATCAACAAATTGGAGCCGGTGGACAAGATGGATGCGAAACTGATCGACCAGACGATTAGATCGCTACCGGAGGAAGTCCGACAGGCTGTCAAAGCTGTCTACGTTCAATGGCCGAAGCAGAGCATTTACTTCGTATCTGCCGAGCTTGCCATGCCACCGACCTGGATCAACCGCGCAATCACAAGGGCAAAAGATGCGATCAGCAGAGCCTGAAATACGACTACTATCCGCTGTTGTAAGTTTGGCTGTGCGTGACACAATGCACACTCCAATTGGTAAGAAAGACTTGCAACTACAGCCGGAATCTGCATCAGCGTTCGACTTCTTGTTCACAGACACATCAGACGGATACTTTGACCTGCTGAACATTGATCCTGGTCACTACCGTAGAAAACTGATTGAGGTGATGAATGACACCAGTAATTCCAATGTCCCGTTCAAAGCAATCGACCGTAGAACATTCCGAATCAACCACAAACTCTGGAAGCGACAATATGATCGACTGGGTGGAAGGGTATCTAGAGATGCAGAGGATGATGAAACAGATGCACGAAGCGATGCTGAAGAAGCGAACGACAGAAGCGCTTGAACTGTGCGTCCAAATCGCTGCAACCGCTCGCCTAACCGCATACAAGATCAAACTCGATGATTCCGAAAATCCTGCACTTCATCTGGGTCGGTGACGAAACCAAAGCGCCACTCCAAACCATCCAAAAGTGGAAGAACCTCAACCCTGACTTTGAAGTCAACCTGTGGGGCAACTCCGACCTATCGAAAGGTTGGAGGCTTGCCAAGCACATGAAGCACTTCTGGAAAACAGAGCTTTGTGGCGTAGCAGACTGTATGCGCTGGGAGATACTCTACGAACACGGTGGAATCGCGCTAGACGCTGATTCTGAGCCTTCTAGAGCCATTCCTGAGTGGATGCTAGAGCCGGAGGTGTGGTGCTCGTGGGAGTCGGAGCTACTCAGGCCTGGGTTGCTGTCCAACGGTGCGGTGGGCGCGATCCCTGGGCATCCGTTCATCGGTCAGATAGTGGATGACCTGATGCACGACGAGCCGGGTGAATTGATGGCATGGCAGTTCTGTGGGCCGACGCGGTTGACGAGTACCTGGGTGAACAACCAATACCGTGACCTTACAATCTGGCCGAGTCACTTTTTCCTGCCGGATCACTTTGCTGGCCTTCCGTATTCCGGTGAGATGGTGTTTGCTCGGCAGGAGTGGAAATCAACGCGAGGTAAATGGTGATTCTGTTTATCGTCACTTCTGCGATCAATGGCGATGCTCAACGGTTGTACGAGACGCAACAAACGATTGAGAGCATTCACCGAGCGTGTCCAATTGCGTCAATCTGGGTGTTGGAATCCAGTTTCGAGCATCAGAATGTGATATTTCCTCGTGCGACGGTAAAACACTACGGATCGCAGTTCATTCAAGACGTTCGCAAAACAAACCGAGACGTTGCGTATATCAAGAACGCTATCGAGTTGCATACAACGATAAGCATTCTGCGCGACATCCCCAACCGATACAGTCACGTTTTCAAGATTTCCGGTCGGTACATGCTAACCGAGCACTTCAATATCGAGGCTCACATTGCGAACAAGGCGACGTTTGCCCAGGCTAGGCGTACAGGGTATCCGTTGGACTACGTTGGGACGGACGGTATGCTGATGACTCGGTTGTACTCGTTCGATTACAACCTGATCCCGCATATGTTGGAGACGTTGGAGCAGATCGAGTTGTTCTTTCACCAGCAGTGGGACGGTGGAAAGGTGTTCGACATGGAGCACGGCTTCTACAAGTTCTTGCCTCGTGACATTCTGAACGAAGTCGGTAAAATAGGTGTTAGGGGCCGGATTGGGCATCTAACTTCTATTGTCGAGGACTGATATGCCGATCACTAGCAAAGCGCAACAACGTCTCATGTACGCAGCCGCTGGTAGCAAGAAAGTGGCGAAGCAGACTGGCGTTCCGATGTCTGTGGCAAAGGAGATGATTGCCAAGACTCCCAAAAAAGCCTACAAAAAGATGCCAGCCAAGAAATGAAGCCAATCTGGGACAAGCCCCGTCCGAAAAAGCTGGGCGAGCCTGACGCTCTGTCGAAGAAGCAGAAGCGATCAGCGAAAGCGATGGCTAAGTCTGCTGGCCGACCCTACCCCAACCTCGTGGACAACATGAGAGCAGCCAAGAAATGAGTGCCGCATGGACTCGCAAGGCGGGCAAGAATCCCAAGGGTGGGCTGAACGAGGCTGGGCGTAAGTCTTACGAGCGAGCCAACCCTGGCAGCGACCTAAAGCCTCCGGTAAAGTCAGGCGACAACCCTCGCAGAGCATCGTTCCTAGCGCGGATGGGCAATATGCCTGGGCCGGAGTACAAGGACGGTAAGCCTACCCGTCTACTGCTGTCTCTGAAGGCATGGGGCGCATCCAGCAAGGCAGACGCTAAAGCCAAGGCAAAGGCTATCAGCGAGCGAAACAAGCGGTGAGGATAACGATAAGCGAAACACCTTTCTGGCACGCTATCGTCGAGGACTTTTTCGAGGAAGCGGAAGAAATAGCGCGAGAGTTCCCGCATCCAGACGATGACTGTTGGTTCCGCTACGACAACCCGCTAGAGATCAAGCAGACCTGCAACAACTGGCAACGGTTCGGTCCAGCTACTTACCGAGCCTTTCAGAGTATGTGTGAGACTGGGTTCACAATGTTCCTCAGCCACAAGGCAGGAGACGTACTTTATCCAGACTACGGGTTACACGGTGGAGGACTACACCAACATGGCAGAGGCGGCAAGTTAAACGTCCACTTGGACTACAACCTGCACCCAAAGCTAAATCTCCAGCGCAGGCTCAACATCATCGTTTACATGACTCCCAACTGGGACGAAGGTTGGGGTGGGCACCTCGGGCTGTACGACAAAAAGCGGAAGCTAGTAAAGTCGATCAAACCTTACTTCAACCGCGCAGTCATATTCGACACTCGCGGGTCATGGCATGGTCTACCGGAGCCGATAACCTGTCCAGAGGATGTCACCAGAAACAGTCTGGCCATGTATTACTTGTGCGACCCTGGTATCACGGACGGACGGAAACGCGCTCTATTCGCTCCAACAGAGGAGCAAGTAGGCGACCCGCAGATTGACAGGCTAATATCAGAACGTAGTAAAATGTAAAGCGCATGACCCAATAGGAGTGCGTATGCAAGTAGAACAAATCAGCATTGAGAAGCTGATCCCGTATGTCAACAACGCCAGGACTCACTCGGACGCGCAGGTTGCACAGATTGCAGCGTCAATCAAAGAGTTCGGGTTCAACAATCCTGTCCTGATAGCCGACGACAACAGCATCATTGCTGGCCACGGCAGGGTGATGGCCGCTCGTAAGCTAGGCAAGGACACGGTTCCCGCAGTAAGGTTGTCGCATCTGACGGAGATGCAGCGCAAGGCTTACATTCTGGCCGACAACAAGCTGGCGCTGAATGCTGACTGGGACAACAGCCTGCTGGCGATTGAGCTTGCCGACCTGAAAGATTTAGGGTTTGACACTGACCTAACCGGATTCTCAGCCGATGAGATTGCCGCGCTGATGCCGGTAGAGTTGACGGAAGGGCTGACGGACGAGGACGAGGTTCCAGAGGCTCCAGTTGATCCGGTTACGAAGCTGGGGGATGTGTGGCTGCTTGGCAAGCACCGGGTAATGTGCGGCAACAGCACAATTCTGCATGATGTTGAGCGCCTAATGAATGGTGTTAATCCTGATTGCATTCACACCGACCCACCATATGGTATGAATGCTGTAAGCAAGTCTTCCGTGTTGAAGAAAAACTACAAACAAGACATTCTTGGAGATGACACGCCGGATGTCGCAAAAGATGCGTTTCGCTTAATTTATGGTATGTGGCCAGATTCTAAGCAGATCTGGTGGGGCGCAAATTACTACTGCTCTGTTTTGCCGGATAGTGAATGTTGGCTGGTTTGGGACAAAGACAACGGGCAGTCTGACCAGACTGACTGCGAACTGGCGTGGGCGAATTTCCGAAGCGTCGTACGTCAATTCACAATGGCATCGGAAAAGAAGAACCGAGTCCACCCAACCCAAAAGCCGGTGGCGTTAATGGAATGGATTCTAAGACGCTTTAAGTTATCGGTAAACACCGTTGCAGACTTCTTTGGCGGATCTGGGTCAACATTGATCGCAGCAGAAAAGCATAACGCACAGGCTTTCATCATGGAGTTTGATCCAAAGTTCTGCGACGTAATCGTCAAACGCTGGCAAGACTTCACCAGCAAGACCGCGACGTTAGAGGAAACTGGCAAGTCATTTAATGAACTTTCGGACATAAAAAATGCAAGGCAAGCGGCATAAACCGTCAGATGAGGATCGTCGGCTAGTCAAGACGCTATCCGCTGTCGGGGTGCGTTACGTTGACATTGCCGACAAGCTACAGATTGACCACGACACGCTGACAAAGCATTACAAGCAGGAGCTTACTGAAGGCAGGATGGAGGCCAATGCTGCTGTTGCTCAGACGCTTTTCCAACAAGCAAAGGCAGGGAATACCGCGGCGATGATCTTCTGGCTTAAGACGCGAGCAGGGTGGCGAGAGCATAATGTGGTTGAACACGCGAACGCTGAAGGCGGACCGCTTAAAATGGCAGTGACATGGGCGTCAGAGAAATCGTAATCCCTTACGCTCCGCGAGAGCCGCAGATTGAGATACACGACGCTCTCAACTCGCATCGGTTCGCGGTTGTAGTTGCGCATAGAAGATTAGGCAAGACTGTCAGTGCCATCAACCAGCTAATAAAATCGGCG